GAACAAGAAGGCGGTGGAAATGAGGGAGGACGGGTCATAGTCCGGGCTGCAAAGAGAACGCCGAATATGGTCGCGCAAACGGTCGCGAAAACCCTTGTAGGGCGGAGCGACGACATCATAGTTTGCCTTAAAAGCGGCGAATATTCCTTGACGGACGAGCCACTCGGTAAAAGCGTAATCGAGGATGTCAATAATTAAATCGCCCGACTTGAAATTTTTACTTCCTTTTTTCATAGTATTGAAGTTATTGGTTTACAACACAAAGATACAACCAAAAAGAACAAACGACAAAGTTTAAAAGGTTAGAAGAATTGTTCAATTTCTCCTAAAGTAACTGCGGCGGGTGTGCGTACCGCCAATTTGATCTCCATAAGGGCCATAAACATCTCGCATCTCCTCGTAGCTAGCAGGAGCAGAAGCGCCTTTGGTAAGTGCTACACCGCCAATAGCTAGAGCACCGGCAAGGGCCGTGCGGGCCATCGAATAACCAAAAGCATTCTTCTCTGATCGATTGGAAAACCATTGAGCGGAAAGGCTTTGCGACGCATTGGCGGCGGTCATACTCATAAGATGTTCGTGTATCTGACGGCCGGTTAACTTAACAGTTTCACCAGTAGGCTTGCCTGATTCAGTAACCTGGGGGACTTCAATTTCAGCCTCCCAATTGAGGCGAAACCACTCGCGAAGATCGGACAAACGAACTTTGGCTATATTAAACTCGGCGGTCGCGAGGTCGCCTGTAGCGGCAGAATTGTAGGCAGCTGCGTAATCGCGAGCAATTTGTGCGGCGTAAATAGAATCAAAATATTTATCGTTGTACTTCTTGATCTGATTTGCCTCCTCAACGTGTTTCGAATACATGGCAACAAAATCTTGAAATTTATATGTAGCCATAAGATCAGCGTATTCAGCATCAGCTGCATGGATGTCAGCCAAGGCGCGATTAAGGCGAATTAATTCAGAAACATTATCGATGTGATGTTCTAAAGACTTCTTCTCCAAATCATCCATTTCCTTTCGCCAGTCCGCGCTATGAGTATTGCCTCTCATAAGGGCAGCTTCAGCATTATCACGATTGGCAGCCGCGTCATTGCGATCGATTGTAGAATGCGCAAGCATATTCTGCGCGATAGCGGTAGGGTCAGCTGTGGCAAAACCACCGGGGGCGACAGGCGCACCGCCCGAAGGACCGGAAGCGGATGGCATAGGGGCAGAGCCGCCAGACATGGTAGCATTAACGCCAACACCGGAGGAACCTAAAACGGCGGCAGGGGTCACACCAGCCTTCAAATAGCGATCGAAAACCTTCGTAGGGTCATTGTAGGCGTTTTCATAATCAAATTGTTTTTGCCAATTAGCGTAAGAAAGTTCTGATTGCTTCTGCATTTGCTCAAGAGCATACTGCTGCTGAAGTTTCATTTGTTTCTGTTGATAGCGCCATTGGCGGCGGGCGTTCATGCCACCGAAAAGCTGACCGAGGGCGCCAGTTATCAAACCGGTGGTACCGGTGGAAGCAGCTGATTGACCAAGCGCCTGACCAAAAGAAGCACCAGCAGCAACAGGGACAGCCATACTAGATACTGGTTAAATTGTTTGAACGAATAATGTAATCAACGCGCACTGTGTCGATGTGAACACCACTGCGCTGTATCTTGGCCTGAGCAGCACATGACGACAAGAAAAAGGCGGCCAAAGCAGCAACAATAGAGGAAACGAGCGTCCAAAAGGCTTTCGATTTATAAAAGGGTTGTTTAGCGTCTGACATAGTTTTAAGAAATTAAAGAACGATAGAAAAATGCGCGGCCTCTCCTGCAGTCGTTACCAATAACCTCCAGCAATTCACGAACTCTTGCAAAAGGGGTCCGCGCACGTAGCATATATCGTCAAGTAAAGAGAGTACTATTTTTCTTCAGGTTTAGACGGTTTCGAAGCGGGCTTCGATCTAGCTATCTCTGAATCAATGAGTTCCTGACCAACCTCAAGACCGTCGAACTTATCCATGCGAGAGAACGAGTTAGGGTCGAAGTCGATTTCAGGGTTGAATTTTTCGCCCTTATCAAAATCAGAGGGCTCAACCACCACGTCCGGACGGCCGGGAAGAACATCGACGGAGCCAGAACCATCAAGAACGGACATAATTCGCTGTCCGCGAGAAATATACTGAGGGGCGTCTTCAATTAACCAATTAAGAGGCATAATAGAAAAATGTTAACGATTAGACAAACGGGTTGCAAATGTTTTATTAACCAAGTTCTTCTTCTGGACAGAATACGAAAGGTTGACAAAGAAATTGTCTTCCAGATTGGAGGCAAACGGAGAGTTTACCTGATTCATATCCACGAACAAAAGGGAATAATACTGATTATAGCTCGCCGACAGAACACGCTGTTGAACCCAATAAGAATAAAGGGGGACACTAGTAGAGGCCCTTTGGAATCGAGACAGCTGTCCAAGAACCTCGTCATACGAGGCCCGAAACTCGTTGAAACACGGTTCGTAGGCCACAGCTTCTGAAGCCGAGGTGGTTCCGAATCCGAATTGGAATCCGGGAACATCCTGGTACCCAATATCATTATAGATCGGATTAAAATAATCGGCGCCAGTATAATGGAGATAGTCAGGATAAACACCCGCCCAATAATAGACGGGACGAATGCTCAGCATATCAATCATATAGCCAGGCTCGCGGAAATAATAAGACTGACGGCGACCGAGACGGTCATTGAACGCGATTGCACCGCCTTGTTGTCCCAGGGGGCCATTTACGCCCTCACTGGCGAAATTATTTTGTCCGGCCTGATTCATAACAATCTGGACGTTAACAGTCTGAGATGCGCTAAACAACAATTTGGGCCGATCGACGTGTTCGATCTTCGAAGCAAAAAATGTTTCCAACCAGTCACTGTAACGAGAACCTCCAGCGCCAAGCAGGTCCTTGTATTCCTGAAGACGCGAAGCAATAGCCAGCTGCGGTATGGTTGAGACACCGGACATAGAGACACTCTCGGAGCTACCAACAGGAAGCAACCGACTATAACGATCGGGATTCGAGGGTATAACAGCCATCGGATGGGCAACAAGGAACGTTCCAAGCGTAGTAACAGTCGTATCGGTAGCACCAGTAGAGAACTGATTTGAAGGACCCGCGGTGGACAGCGTAGCATTTCCGGGATAGACGGTAGAGACTGGGTAACCATCCTTGGATGCGGTAATCGTAGCGCCAAGGTCTGAAAGCAATATCTGAGAAAAAAGATTTCCTCTATTATATGTATTGTTCGACGACGGCACAGACGAAGGATAGAACTGACTCTCAAAATAAGCATCGAGGAATTCGAGATTTCCGAATCTTTGCGAGAAAAACCTCGACATATCAGCGAACTGAAGAGTATTATACGCAGCACCGGTGCTGTTGGGTATAAAATACCAACTACTAGGCCAAGCGAAAGAGTAGAGTCCCCACTGGGAAAAGCTGTAATAGTTACGAACAATGTCCCAATAAGCAAGATAGGAATCGGCAGTACACCAGCCTAAAGGGTACGCCAGCTGGGCCGTTGTAAGATTAGCCGTCACCGGAACATTACTCGAGGTCGGAGTCGGTATAGACCCGGGAATAACACGCAACCAACGAAGCAGCGAATTAGAATAAGGATAATTATTGGTCGTGTATGCGTACGAACCTGTAGAAGAAGCGGCAATAAAATTCAAACTCAAATCGTTCATATCAAACTTACTACTATTCGTTCGCATCTCCGGATGGTACAGCTGTAAAGGCACCCAGAAGCGGTGAAGTCGAATAGTATAAGGATTGAATGTTGGAACGGCAAGTGGATTACTACGAATGTCAATGCCTTGCTCGATGGATACGCGATCGCGAGCGTTAATGAAATCAATCCGCACCGGATACAAAATACCCGGCGTGCACGTAAAGGCCTTACTCTCAGGAACATCATAGCGAGAGTAGCCATTAACAGCATGTGAAATAAAAGGTTGTCTTCCCATAAATTAAATGTTTAGTTGAAGTTTATAGTGATCTCTCCAAAACTGAAGAATATCCACATCCAGCCAAGTAGGGGGGTCAAAGTCGGGCATCCTGCGAGAAGAAGCGGCAAAGCGCATCATTTGCTTTTGCTCCCACGTATACGACGCTCTACGGGATACGGAGGAATCGAGGCTGAACCGTTTAACACACAGAGACACAACACGCTTAACCAGAGAAGACTTGCTAAAACGTGCATAAGAATCAGCAGCGGTAATCGAGCGTAAAACGTCGTCTTCCGGTTTGAGATATTTAAGATAATATCGAGGAATCGAGTAATTATAATTGATACGCTTCTCAAAATCGTAATAAGACCACGACGAAGTACGGGCAGAAGGGCGAGGCATATAACCAAGAAAATCACCAACGCCAGCAGATACGAATTTTCGCGTATAACGGCGATGTTGGAGGAGGCAAGATAAAGGGATAGAGTTTCCATCTATGGTAACATATTTATCCGAAATTTCTTCGGGATTAAATTGAATCTGTTTAGTAACATACTTAACGCAATAACGAGCTCGCTTATGGGTAGCCTTCGACAACCACACAAAACCAAGGTCTCGAACGGCAGAGCGAATCGTATTATAGAGGACATTTGTGCCAAACAAAAAGCCGTGAAAATGCAATCGGGGTTCACTTCCTGTTTCTGGGTGAGTCCCAAACTCTTGGAAAAACGCATGTTTAAACGAATGGCCTAGCCTATGGCGCAAACGTTCGTTGAATCGGCGAATAAACCAGGAAGGATCAAGCAAAGCTTTGTCGTAATACTTCGGAGCAATCGTTATTGTAATAAAAATAGCCTGCTGACTATTAGCTTTACAACGGGACAACTCTCGCTCAAGGCGAACAAACCAATCATTACGCTGACGACGCAAACAGTCTTCGCATTTTCCACACGGGACCATGAGCCATTGACGAGCAATGTCCCAGGGGCGGAGAGCCAAAGCGGACTTCGCGACATCGGAGCCGTCACGACAAGGGTTCTTCTTATCGAAATAGCGGCGATTACGTATCCATATGGGCGACGAACAAGGCATTAAAGTAAACTTTGAAGACAATCATACTTAATATGAGGGTTCTCAAGCCGACAACGAATGAGATAATCTTCAGCAGGGGCTTTGTCTGCAAACCACCCAATAATAACTCGTTTTTTACCACGATACGCAGCAACAGAATAGCGGTAAGGGACACAATTAACTATTGGCGAAAACCTAGGCCGAAAATCGAAATAATCCATATCTAAAAAATATTAGCATGCGCCTCGAAAGGCGGTACTTTCGAGCGCGAAAACTGTTTCGTTGCGCCGCCCGACGGCCTTAACGGCCGGGACGCTGCGCGTCTTCGGGCTCCGTGGCTTCACTCCACAAGCTGTATACCGAATAAATTCGGTAAGTGTACGAGCAAAAACTCCCGGGGGGAAACATCCCCCGGGAGCATCACAGTCAAAGAATTCTTCCACCAAGAGGACGGGTTACCACTTTAGTTCCCCGACTTTTTTTCTTTCGTCGTGCTTTCATCGTAGTTAAGTTCAAAGTCAAAAATGAGAATAATCGTATTGTCGAAGAACTCAATGTCAAAACCTGGAAGACCTTCACAAGCGGAAATAAGATTAGAGACATCCGAATGATCGATGTAAAGCGAATCACTGATATTCGAACTCCTCAAAAAGTCCGCAATAGGAGAAAAATCGAGAACACTGGAAGGAAGGGGTTCAAATTGACAATCTTTAAGGCGTCCTACCTGAACAAGGTCAATTTTCAAGGCCGGATTAATCCGACGAATAACAACATGAATTTCTGTCATAATAGTACAATTTAAAGGCTTGATTGAAATTTGAGGTAGAAAAGCTTCCAAGCGTCGGAGTGTTTTAGCCAAAAATAATAACCCTCGGGCGTCGAATTGAACAAGAAGGCGGTGGAAATGAGGGAGGACGGGTCATAGTCCGGGCTGCAAAGAGAACGCCGAATATGGTCGCGCAAACGGTCGCGAAAACCCTTGTAGGGCGGAGCGACGACATCATAG